TCTGCTATTCTTACGCTGTTAAATATACCAGTAGCTTCATTAAATGGACTAGAAGAAATTGGTGTTCTAAAATTATCTAAAGTTCCTAAACCATCATATGCGTTTAAACTAAATCCGACTGGATTAGCTTTATATTGTTCTTTAAATCTATCAACAACAAGCCAACCAATCCAGTAAGTTTGATAAACGTTAGAACTATCTTTATATGAAATTTTTACTTGATACTCTCGTTCATCATGCTCGTAAAAATTATCATAAGAAACTGTATCAGTAGTAAATAAATTTAGTGTACAAACAGAACCAATAATTGGTGAATTATATGGGTCATCATTTGCATTCCATTTAATAACTACAGGTTCAGCTTGACCTACAATTGGCAAGACACTTCCTGTATAACCATCTTTAAGAATTTCAATTTTTTTGCCTTTAGTTAAGACATCACTAAATTCTAATCTATATTTAACACCGTATGCCATTAAATTAATCTGTTACGTGTACTGTTTGCTCTTTCAAGTGCGACTACTAAATCTTGACCTCTTATTTCAAATGAACCGCCAACTTGTACTTGTTGAGCGCCACCTGTATTACCTATCATATTTTTTAATTTATCTAATGGCGCTATTACCTCTGGGTTTGATTTAGCGCCTGGATATTCACCCATTAGACCCATTGTTGGTGCGCTTACAATACCACCATTAGCAAATTTACCAAAGCCAGATAGTTTACCAAATATATCTTTAAAACCAGTACCACCACCTTGAAAAGTACCAATACCTAAACCACCTAATATTGTAGATAATGCCAATGCAGCTAAAGCAGCGGCTATTAATTGTTTTATAATTTGTTTTAAAGCATTACCTAAAACTTTAACAAAATTTTCACCATTTAACATTGCTGTAAATGCGCCCATTAACGAATCACCTATTGCACTCATTATAGAATCAACACTTAACCCTAAATTATTCATAGTTTCTAAAAACCTTGAAACTTTTTCATTTGCTAATTGTTCATCTTCATCACTACCTACAATTTGATTTAAAAGTGACGGTTGATCTTCAGTAGTAGGTTCTTCGCTATCACCACCACCAATGCCGCCAGTAAATAAATTATTTACTAAATTGTTACCAAACCCTTTAAACTTATCAACTACATTGTCTAAACTTCCTTGAACCTGTTCAACTGTTTTATGTTCTAATTTACTTGATAAGGCGTTACTGTAACTGTCCGAAAATTCAGTTGCTATATCTTCAGCAGCATCTGTAGCAATTTTTTTACCATTGTCAAATCCCTCTTGTAATATGTCACCAAAACTACCTTTAAAACCTTTTTGTGAAAATTCTTTAATAACCTTCCACATCGTTTTAAATATGTTTACAAATTGCATTATTTGTGCTTTTGCGCCAATAAAAACAGATTTAAAAACAGAACCAATAGCTGCAATTGCTGTTCTTAAACTAGTTGATGAATTATATAAATCGACAAATCTATTATATAAACCAACAACAACTGGTAATACTTCACCCCAGTTTTTATATATAACATAAGCAACAGCTGCTAATCCAGCAGCAATTAATCCAATTGGCGACATTAACAAACTTAAAGCAGTTGTTAATCCACCTACCAAAGTTATAATAGTTGGTAATGCAACTGCAATACCGCCAAATGCAAGTATTAATTTTTGTGTTGTTGGATTTAATTCTCTAAATCTATTATATAAATTTCTTATAAAGCCAACAGCTTTTTGTATTGCTGGTACGACTGCAACTAATAATTGTTGACCTAAACTAGTTAAAGTTTCTTTTGCGCCATTTAATGCAGCTTGAAATTGAAAACTTGCTGATTTAGTAGTTGTATCAAATGCTTTAGCTGTAGCACCAGCACTTTTTGATAAAGAATCAAAAATACCTTTAGCATCTTCCATACCAGCGCCAGTTAAATCCATGACACCTTTTAAAGCACGAATGTTTGGAAATATACTAGAAATATCAACACCAAACTCTTGTGTTCTGTTTTTTAACATTTCTAATGTAGCCATTAAACCATCTTCAGCTAAACTTTGCTGAACTTGGTCTGTACTCATACCCATGTTAGATAATGCTTGGACAGCTTGATCAGTTGGTTTTTTTAATGATGCTAATATTGCTGTTAATTGTGTTGCACCTGTTGCAGCGTTTGTACCTGTTCTAGACATAGCAGCCATTGCAGCACCAACTTCATGAAACTCAACACCCATATTTGATGCAATTGGTATAACACCACCCATTGCGCCAGCTAATTCACTAGATTCTAATTTACCTTCACGAACAGCTGCGGTTAAAACATCTGTTGCAGCGGTTGCATTTAATGTATCAGAACCATAAGCATTCATTGCAGATGTTGCTAAATCAGCAATTGTTTTTGTTTCACCTAAACCTGATGCAGCTGCTTTAGTTGCTATTTCTAATGCTTCCATAGCATCAGAACCACGTAAACCAGCTGAAGTTATAAAAAACAATGCATCACCAGCTTCTTGACTTGATATACCAGTAGCAAGCGCCATTTGTCTAGCGCTTTCACCCATCTTATCAACCTCATCACCAGCAACACCTACAAGCGCTTTTATTTTAGTCATTGACTTGTCAAAGTCCAATGCCATTTTTACACCAGCGCCACCAATTAAACCCATTGGAATTGCAATAGCTTGTAAAGAACTTCCTAGTCCTTTTAACTTACTTCCAAAAGATTTTAGTTTACCTTGTGCGCTAGACATTGCTTTATTCAAGCCACTAGCATCACCATTAATTTTTACTTTAAGTGGTTGTGTTGCCATGTGTAAGATTTAAGACAAAAATACAAAAAACATAACAGTTATTTTTTCTTGCTAATACCTTTAACTTTAGCAGCAAATTTTTCGTATTGTTCACGTGTAGATTTTGGTTTACCACGTTCTAAATAAACGTCTTGTGGTAATGGGAAAAGTTTGTCTGGTGTTATCATATTTGCACGTTTATCGACATTAATATTAAACAACATCATAGCAATATAACGTGTGCGTTCCCATTCTAAATTTTGTTTAATTTGATACGATTCGCCAAGCAGTTGATTTTCCTTCCAGGTATTTGTCCAAAAGTCATTTGGCGTAATTCCAACTTGTCCAATGTAATAATCAAATAAGTCGTCCCAACTTATGGACTTTTTTACTTTCCCTTTTTTGTGGTTTTAGTAACTGTTCTTTTTATTCCAACATTAAGATCGTTGCCAAGAATTTTAGATTCCATCATTGCTGAAACAATATCTTCTATTTTTTCTGCTGGCATTTCATCTAACCATGAACCAACTGTATAAACATTATAATCTATTTCATTGTTGTTTTCTTGATCAAACGCCAAAAGCGCTGAATATATCAGCGCTCTAATTGTTGACAGATTAATTCCTTGTTGAAATATTTCACCAATCTTATCAATTGGTATTTCTAGTAAATCGGTAAAGTTCGTCCAAAAATTCATTGAAAAATGCATGGTACGATTTTTACCCCCCAATTTTATTGAGTAGTAACCTCTTTTTCTGTTTGCCATTTTTTTTAACTATTAATTAGTAGATTTTGCAATGCTGCCAGTTAATGTAATTGAACCTGAATAACTTACTGGTGATTCCATTTCAGCAGATTGCTCTAGTGAACTTAAAAATCCTTCAGCAGTATAAACAGCATCACCTGTTTCAGCTGTTCCAAAAACACATGTTAATTGTGTTCTAGCTAAAAGGTAATCTGCCATTTCAATTGCATTGGCTGAATCACTGTAATCAACTAAACCTTCAAAAGATATTTCACCACTAATAACACCAGCAATAACTTCTTGGAATCCGCTAGAATCCTTTGTTGTAGCTTCTGGCAAGTCATTAGACAATGTAAGTGAACAACTAGTAGTGTGTCCTAGTGTTACTGTTTCAATCTTTAGAATTAAATTAGTTCCATTAAAAACTGATGTTGTAGCCATTTTTTATTTTTTAAATGATTAAATATTAGTTACAAATATACAATTTTTTTAATTAAGCAACTTGCCATTCAAAGTTAGCATTTTCCCATAAAACATCAGTTGTATTCCAATAACGATCAGTCCCTTCTTGTTGTATGCTAAACAATCCAGTCAATTGTATTTCAACATCAAAACTAACAGCGGTTTCAGATTCAGCTGTTTCTTCAACGTTTAATAAAATACCGTTACCTATTAATAATAAACCATCAAATGCTGATTGTTCAAAAACAAATTCGCTTTGCTGACGTGTCAATACCATGTCAGCTAATTGCTCAAAATTTAAAGTATCGGAATAATCTGTAAGACCAGAAACTGATATTGTGCCTGATCTTACACCAGCAATGACTTGCTTAAACCCAGCTGATTCTTTCGTGGTGGATTCAGGCAAGTCAACGCTTAATGAGAATTTAGTTTGTGTGGAATGTCCAAGTATATTGCCGTCATGGAACAAACCAAAAGATGTTCCATTTATTAACGCCATTACTCTTGATTTTCTTCTTCAACAACTGTATAACTACCGTCTTTTAAATCTACGTTTATTTTACCATATTTTTCAACTAGTTCTTCACGAAAAGTTTGCATATCATTTTCCAGATTCTCAAACGCTTTATGTAGTTTTTTAGTTTGTGTAGCCATTGCACCAATGTCAAATAAAATTGCATTTTTTGCAGCTTCATGTTGTTTTAATTTTTCAAATTCTTGTTCTTCTAAATTTGCCATTTTTCTGTTTTTAAATTAATGATTATTCACTATCACTTGGAAGTGGTAATGTTTCTGTTGTTGGGTTTTCCATTTCAGCTATTTGTGCATCAATGTTAGATTTCATTTCAACAACGTCCATTTCTGGTTCTATCCAAGCAACCACATCATCTTTTGTTAAATCTGCAAAAGGTGTAAAGTTGTCTGGGTCTGGTGCGCCCACTGATTGTGTGCCAATTATAGTAGCAACGTTACCGTTACTATCTTCACCATTAAAACGCCAATGCACGTTATATACAACAGTTGACAGATCACCTTCAGTTGGTCTGCAATCAACAGCTGGAATATCCCATGTGTAAGTATTTGCCATAATATTTATTTTTTACAAATATACTAATTTAATTATTTTCCAAAGCGCTTACTCTAGCTTTAAGCGCTAAATTTTCATCTTTTAATTCTTGTACAGATTTTATTAGTAATGGCACTAATTTAGAATAGTCAACGCATTGCATATCTTCTGCATCTTTTTCACCAGTAACTGCGCCAGAAACTACTTGATCTAATTCATGTGCAATTACACCATAACTTCTGTCATCTTGATTTTTCCATTTAAAGTCATATACTTTAATTTTAGACGTTAAATCTAAACCATTAAAATCTCTGTAATCTTCTTTTAATCTATAATCAGAACCAGTATTATAATTAACAGCTGTTCTACTACTGTTAAAAGATATGTTACCAATACTCGTAGCTGTACTTGTTGACCAAAATTTGATTAATCCACCGAAGCCAATACCATAAGTATTTCTAACATTTATAACAGCAGAACCACCACTAGTTGCAGTTGTTTCATTTACAAATCTTGCAATACCGTCATTATAATTATTGCCAGTATCAGCTTTTTTAGATTCTAAAAATCCAGAAACTAAAACACCGTCACTTGTTGTTTCAAGTTTTCTAGAGCCATTATAATATAGTTCACTAGCGCCTGTGCTACCAAAAAACGCCATATAGCCAGTGTCACCAGCATTTTTAATCTCAACCCCATTACTCAATATTTTTAACAACCCAGTTCCTTGATCTGAT